TGTGCAGTTTCTTTAGACGTTAAGTAATGCCATTTTTTGATCCAATAAGAATCGGAGCTTCTGGGGCTGCTGATACTGCTTTTACAGTGGATCGCAGTTTAAGGTTTAATAGGGCTGATAATGCAGTATTAACTAGGAGTCCTAGTTCAACCACAAATAGCACAAAACAAACTTTAAGTTTTTGGTTTAAGATAGGCACTTTAATAAACGCAACTAATCAAGGTGTTCTTTTTGCTGGCGGCAGTGATGGAAATTATTCATACGTTCAGTTATGGAGTAACACGTTTTATTTTGGCAATAGTGCAGGGCCATATTGGAATGGAAACCTGACATTAAGAGATTTTAGTGCTTGGTATCACGCAGTATTAGTTATTGATACTACTTTATCAACTGCAAATGACAGACAAAAATTATATATAAATGGTGTAGAACAAGAAAGAGGAGGGGGAAGCAATCCAAGTCAAGATTCTAATTATGAATTTTTAACAAATTCAAGTTGGACATATTACATCGGTAAAAGGGCGCTCAATGACATGAATTTTGAAGGTTATATGGCAGAGGTTAATTTTGTTCAAGGTTTGGCGTATGATCCGTCATATTTTGGAGAAACAGATGCTACAACAGGCCAATGGAACCCTAAAAAATATACAGGCAGTTATGGAACAAATGGTTTCTATCTTAACTTCAGCGACAACAGTGGCACTTCTGCAACCACATTAGGCAAAGATTCATCTGGTAATGGCAACAACTTTACACCAAGTAATTTAGTAACTGGTGATGCTGTAAAAGATAGTCCTTCTAATAATTTTTGTACTTTAAATAAATTAAATTCAGAAGGTGTAACTTTGTCAGAAGGTAATTTAAAAGCTGTTATTTCAAATGCTACTGGCAGTAGATCATCAATAGCAACTATGGGTTCTAAATCTGGAAAATGGTATTACGAGGTTTTGTATAATAGTCAGACTGGAGATGCTCTTTGCGTAGGCTTTACAGATGAGACTTACTCTGTTTCTACAAGTAGTAGCAATAATGTATTCTTAAATCATTCTCCTAACGTTGGATATTATGGTGCTGTTGATGGATTTATTTATTATGCTGCCAATACTAGGATAACTCTTACAGGACAAGGTTTTACAGCAGGGGATATTATTGGAGTAGCTGCTGATTTTGATAATAACCAAGTTTATTTTTATAAGAATGGAAGTGCCATTTCTTCTGCTAATCCATATAGTTATACATTTTCTGATAACTTTTTTATTCCAGCAATCAGCAACTTAACAAGTGGAGGTGGTCAAACATGTACAGTTAATTTTGGTCAAGATAGTACTTTTGCTGGTGCAAAAACAGCACAAGGAAATACAGATGCAAATGGTAAAGGGGATTTTTATTATTCAGTACCTAGTGGATTCAAAGCATTATGTTCAGCAAATTTACCCGACCCAACAATACTGCTACCTAATGAACATTTTAATACTGTTCTTTATACAGGTAATGGTGGAACTCAATCAATTACAGGTTTAGAGTTTCAACCTGATTGGGTTTGGCTAAAAAAAAGAAATGGGACAACTAATAATCTTTTATATGATGCAGTTCGTGGGGCAACTAAAGAGTTATCTTCAAACTTAACTAATCCAGAAGGGACAGAATCAGGATCTGTGTCAAGTTTTAACAGTAATGGTTTTTCTGTTGGTAGTAATGGAGGTGTTAATGGTAATAGTGATACCTTTGTTGCATGGAACTGGAACGCTGGTGATACTGATGGCAAAACTTATGCAGTTACAGTTGTTTCTGATTCAGGTAATAAATACAGATTTGATGGCTTTGGAACATCTGCTGTAACTCTTGATCTTGCAGAAGGTGGTACTTATATCTTTGATTGGTCAGATAGTTCAGCACAAGGGCATCCAATAAGATTTTCTACAACATCAGATGGAACGCATGGAGGCGGTTCAGAATATACAACTGGTGTTACAAAAGATGACAGTGCTTATAAAACAACAATAACTGTTGCTGCTTCTGCCCCTCAGTTGTACTACTATTGCCAAAATCACAGCGGGATGGGGGGTGCAATTAATACAAACTCAACTCTTGGGTCAAGTAATTTTGACGGAACAATTCAAACAACTGCAAAAGTAAATGCCTCGGCAGGGTTTTCTGTTGTTACATATACAGGTAATGGTAGTAGTGGATCTACAATAGGACATGGATTAGGAGTTGCTCCTAAAGCTGCTTTTGTTAAAAGACGAGATGGTTCAAGTAATTGGATTAGTCCTTTTTTCGACCTACAAACTGCTGGAAAATTAAATGCAACAGATACTTTTACAAATAGTTATTACAATACTTTTTTTACTAGCCAACCTACCTCAAGTCTTATAACAATAGGTAGTAATGATGATATTAATAGAAACACTTCAACTTATGTAGTTTTTGTATTTAGCGAAGTAGCAGGGTATAGCAAGTTTGGCAGCTATGAAGGAAACCAAAATGCAGATGGACCATTTGTATTTTTAGGTTTTACACCAGCTTGGATAATGATTAAAAATGCTGATAACGGAAGTAATAGAAATTGGTGTATTATTGATGCCACTAGAACAACTTTTAATAAAACTGCCTCTGCTGAAGTTTTATTTGCAAATGATAGTCAAAGTGAGTCAGTTGCTAATAATAATTATGGTCAATTTGCTTCAAAGCCTGCTGTAGATATTTTATCTAATGGGTTCAAAGTAAGAGAAGGAGAGACTTCTGCATATACTCAATTAAACAGATCAAATACACATATATTTTTAGCTTTTGCAAAATCGCCTTTCAAAAATGCAAGGTCAAGGTAGTATATAGATATGGCTTTTTTATTAGACGGAAAACCTTTAGCAGTTGATGTGGCATTTAGTCACAACGATATAAATTACCCTGCTAACTGGTTAAGACTATCAACGGCACAGGAGAAAAAAGACCTTGGTATTACTGAGGTTGCTGACGATCCAGTGTATGATTCACGTTTTTATTGGGGTAATGGAACTGCAAAAGCACTTGATGATGTAAATGCAACATATGCAGAAGATGCTCCAGATGGTAGTTATAAAAAAGGTGATTTAATGAAAGATGAAAATGGCAATCAAGTTGTTATCTTAGGCGTTAAGTCAGTATTAAAGGCACAGGAAAAAAACACTGCTGGATGTTTATTAGCCAAATATGATTGGTATGTTGTAAGAAAAGCTGAAAAATCTACTGCAATACCAACAGCTATCACAACTTACCGTGATGGTGTTAGAGCAGCTTGTGACACTCGTGAAAAAGAAATCGATGCCTGTGCAGATACAGCAGCTTTAGTTACTTTATATGGTGCAACTTATGATAAAGATGGAAACTTTGAAAAGTTTAATATGACACAATATCCAGTAGATCCTAACGCTTAGACTCTTGCATTTGTCTTGTCATTAACCCCATCGTGACGTAGAGAGGAGATAGACCTATAATTAGTAATAATACCGCTATGCTCATTAGAGACATAGCTTTGATAACTGCAAACTTTATCATGTTTCAAAAAATTGCTAATGTTTTGAGTATCATCTCATTTGTAATGGTAGCTTCCATGAGTGGTGGAGCATACTTAGGCTACAAATATGTAACATCTGAAAATTTCAAGTCTCAAGTTATGAACGAAATTCTTGGAAATATACAAGGTGCGATGCCTAAAGTTTTAGATAACGTAATACCTGATGCAACAGGCCCATCTATACCTTTACCTAAAAAATGAGTGAAATACCTCGTTTTAAAATAAACGAGATTCAGATACACGAAATACCAATATGGAAGTTCAATAATCCAGTAGTAAATTATATAAATAAACCTGTTGTAGATATTCCAGGTTGTGTAAGAGTTCATCGAAATAATCTAACTAGCCTTATTGATAACCCTAAAGATGAATATGGAACATATACAGAATGTGGTAACTTCAGTATT